TTAATGTACCACCTGAACTCCAAACACCATACGATCCAAGCGCCGTCTTAAACGTGCCACTAGTTGAGTTATACCAGATTTGTCCTTCGGCGTCCGTGGACGTCGGGTCTGAAGCGTAGTTCTGTACGTATTTACCAAAGAGTTCTTTATATGTTGTCATTATGATACCGTTACCGTTTTAGTTTGTAATTGAGATCCTGTCCATTCTTCTGTATTTGCTACTTTACCAACATTGGCACCGCTAGTATCTCCTCCAGCTGCTAAAGCTGCTGATTGTGAACCTGTTCCAAATGTTATTCTTGCTGTAGCTAATCCTGTTGGATTAGAAGTCCATGATGTACCATTGTAAAGTTCTGTTGCTGATGTAGTAGCTGTAGGACTTGGATAAGATCCACTTTGTCCACCCATAGCAACTGTTGCAGTTTGAGTACCTGCACCACCTGGTTGTTCTCTTGCTGTGTTCATGGAAGTAACATTTGTCCAGCTTGAACCATTCCAAGATTCTGTTGCTGCTGAAAATGATCCTGTGTTACCACCAAATCCTAATGCAGCTGTTTGTAAACCTGATCCAGCTAGACCATATCTAGCTGTATTTAAACTTGGAGTGTTAGTCCAACTAGTTCCATTCCATGATTCTGAAGCTGTTAAATATATAGGAGGTCCTGCATCAAGTCCTCCATAACCTAAAGTAGCTGTTTGTATTCCTGCTGATCCTAAATTTCTTCTAGCAGTATTCATATTGTTAACTGAAGTCCAACTTGTTCCATTATATGCTTCTGTTGCATTAGTTTGTGCTCCTGGTCCAATAATACCACCAAAAAATAATGCAGCTGTTTGAGTTCCAGTTCCTCCACCTGAACTCCTATTTGTATTTATAGTCGCTGGAACTGTTGTCCAAGACGCACCATTATAACTTGCTCCATTTGTTATGAATGCAGGAACATTATCTGAACCTCCAAATGTAAAAGATGCTGTAGAAGGTCCTACAAGACTAATTGAATTTCTAGCAGTAGGTAAATTCCCACCACTTGCCCAAGCATTAACGTTTGCTAATAAATATCCTTTCAACGTTCCACTAGAACTGTTGTACCAAATCTGACCTTCTTCTGGATTAGATGGATCTGAAGATACTACTTGAATTGCAGTACCGCGTATTTCTTTAAAGGTTGTCATTCAAACCTCCCTTAATTATTCTGTAATAGCCAACCTTGAGTATTATCCGTAAACACTAATGTAAGTCCAGCTCTTTCAGTTGCGACAGTTAAATCCGTTGCCGAACCTTGAATGGGTTTGCCATTTCTTGCAATGGTTAAATTATTTGTGTCAAATGTGCCAGCGTAATCAATAATGGATACGAAATCACCTAACGTTGGTGAAGCTGGTAATGTTGCTGTAATCGTTGTTGAAGTTGTATCTACAAAATATCCTTCTTTTGCAGTTACGTTAAAGTTTGAAGTTTTAACTGCTTGCCACGCAGCGCCGCCTGATACAGTTGCAAAGGATAAATTACCAGAACCATCTGTTTGAATAACTTGGTTCGCGGTTCCTGTTGCTGTCGGTAATACTAATGTGTAAGAAGATGCAACTGTTCCAGCTGCTTTAAGTCCTACGTATTGTCCACCTGTTGTATCTTGAAATCTTGCTTCTCCTGTTGCACCAATTACAAAATTTGTACCATCCCAAGTTAAGTTAGCTGAACCACCAAATGATCCTGCATTATTAAACTGAATTTGTGTATTAGATCCGCCTGGAACTCCAAGAGGAACATCTGTTACATTTGTTCCATCTGAATAAACTAATTTAAATCCCTTATCAGTTGTAGCAAATGTTGGTCCTGTTCCTGATACAGTTTTAAATTGTACAGTAAATACACCTACAGTTCCATTGTATAATATATAAGTTTTTTCAATTCCATTTGGAATTGTAACTATTTGATTTCCTGTAATTGTTCCTGAAAATTTTACAACAGCATTTCTAGCATTAGATAATGTTGCATTTGTCATTACAAGAGCTGTTGTTTGAGCTCCACCTGCAATAGATACATCTTGATATCCTGCAATTGCTTGTTGTAAAAGTTCTAAATTTGTATTTGTTTTAGTTCCCCATGTACCGGCGTTTTCGCCTGTAACCATAAGTTCTAGTTTAAGGTCTGTAGAATAACTTGATGCCATATATTAATTCCTTGTTGTTATATATTTAAATTAAGCAGCTATGTCAACTTCTGTCCAATTAGCAGGTGTTCCTGTACTTACCTGTGAATATACTGCTGGGGTTCCTGTACTTACTTCAGCCCAAGCTGTAATATTAACGGATCCTACACTACTTTGAGCAGAAACTCCAGTAACATTTATAACTACATTAGTTATAATGTTTAAGCTACCTATTCCTGTATTTGCGGATACTCCAGTAACATCTACTACAGATACCGCATCTACCGAACCTATTGCTGTTGTTAAAGCTATGCCAGTTAATACTACATTAGCACTTCCAACTTCATTAGTATTTCCTAAAGATAAATTAGCTTGAGATCCAGTAACGTCTACATTCGCATTAGCTGTAACTGTTGTAGTTCCAATAGAAGAAGTAGCACTAGAGCCAGTAACATCTACGTTAACATCTGCTCTTGCAATTACTGTTCCAATAGAAGAATTAATTGTGCTTCCAATAACATCTACAATAGACCCCGCATCAGAAACAACCTGACCTATAAAAGAGTTAAGTGTATGTTCAGAAACATTAACTGATATATTTCCTCCTGCAGAAATATCTACTGTTCCAACAGCTGTATTAGCTTGTAATCCTGTAACTGCAAAATTAGCAGTTGTAAGAATTGTTACGGTTCCTGTATTTGAATTTAATGAATTTGGTGCAGTAACAAAAACTTCAGCATTACCATCTGCGGTTGCATTTCCTATGTCTAATTGTAAAGAAGATCCTGTAAGATTTACTACAATATCAATTGCAGCAATAACAGTTCCAACAGCTGTGTCAGCTTGAACGCCTGTTAATTCTATTTGATAATTGTCTCCCCAAACAGTTTCACCCCAACCATTAAAACCCCAGCCTTCGGTTAGATTAGGTTCACCGTTCCAAACATCACTTCCCCAGGTGTTTCTTCCCCAACCATTAGCCACTGTAAGTTACTCCTTACGCTATTCTTATAATTGCAGCGCTAGTTGTAAATGCAGGGAATTGAATTGTGAAAGTTCCAGACGTTGATGATTTATCAGTACTAAAATTTAATACGCAAACAGCTGTATTAGAATTTGAAGTATTATAAATCAAAGCACCTCTTGCTGTAATAGTTGCAGAAGTAAAACTTAAATTATTAAAATCTACGATTGCAGTATTAGAAGCTAAAGAAGTTCCAGCATTTACTAATGCCCCACCACCAGAAACATATGATCCAGAAGCAGTGACTTGGTTTGTTGATGTAAATGCCGTAGTTGACTTTCCTAAAGTCGCACTAGAAGTATATAAAGCAAGTTTAAATTTATCTCCAGTGGATGCAGTGAAATTATGCTTTCCTTCTAAAAGTTCTTTTTTAAAAGAGTTAGCGATTGCATTTGTTGTTATAGCCATTTTTTACTCCATTACTTATTTTGTTGAATATTAAGACGAGGAACACCATCGTGATACTCATCTCTTCTTCTTCTACCCATTTGCTCTAAAGCAAAACCTTGAACAGCTTCTTTATATTTTGTTTCATATAATTGCAACATGTCCGTAGGTCCCTTTAAAAACCCATATGCTTCTAGTAAGCATGCGTATAATAAGCCATTTGGAAACTTTGTACTTAAAAACGTAGATGTATTTGTACTAGATAATTGAGTGGGTTTCAAGATATAATTTAACTCTACCGCATACGTGCTCGCGGGCGTAGGAGCCACAATAACGTTACTATCGTTATAATTACCGTAGTATTTAGGGACTCCAGTAGCTCCAGTGCTATTATACTCTGTTATAAAAGATACGTCTCTTGGTTCTAAATAACTTCTAGGATTACCAGTTTGAGTAGTATCAACAACTAATAAAGATTCTATAAGATATACATCATTTGGAACAGATAAGAATTTTTGAGAAGCTATAAAATTAGCTGAATAATAAACTCTGTTGTTGTCTACATCTACATCTCTAAATATTCTGTATTCAGCGTCTTGAATAAATCCATTAATAATGGTTGCTGTAAATACATTAGAATCTACTTCTGTATAGTCTCTTATTTTTGTAACTAGTTCTGCGTATGTCATGGTGTAGTAGTTGTTGGTCCAACTGTTATAGGGGCTCCGCCACCACCTATTGCAGTTTGAGTTGCTGTTACTCCTAAATTTACATAATAAAAATCAGTTGTAGGAAAGTCTGCTTGACTTGTCCAACCTGATGGAGCGCCTAAAGTTATAGAATATCCATTTGTATTGTTTAAGGTATTTGGACTAAAGCCTCCAAAACCATCTGCATAAGCAAAAGATATAATATTTCCTGTTTGTCTTTCATGGTCTGGTTCATTTATTAATAAAAAATTTAATCCAGCCTGTGATCTAAAAGGATTTAATGGAAGGATTGTTCTTACAGCTGGTTCTACTCTATCAGGTCTAGCATTTTGTAATGCCACTGGATCGGCTGCATGATATTTTGGACTAATTTGTGGGTGCTTAGCTTCATATTCAGAAATATGCACTAATTCTCCAGTCCATTCTTTTACCATTTCATTATATGGAAAAGCTTGACCAGATCTATCTGATATTACTTGTGAATATTTTCCTTTTGCAAAAGTAGCCATATTAAATATTTGGATAATAAGATTGTGGAGAGATATATAAGCTAGTTCTTTGACCATCTTCATCAATAGCTCTTAACAACTCATCCTCATAATACATTTTTAATTGTTCTGTTCTTGTCGGCGCATATTTAAAAGATAAATAGTAAGCAAGTCCTGAAACCATACATGGTAAAAATCTATACGGTACATCTGCTGTGTTGGTATAAGCTCCTGCATCTTGAACTCTTTTTACATAATAATAACGAAGAGATGTATAAGTTACTGCATCTGGTGTTTGATATAAATAAATTTCAGGTCTAACCTGTCTATCTACATAATATTGACTTGGAGAACCTTGATCTGATTTATTAGGTATAGCACTGTATTGAGATCTTGAAATTTTTGTTAAAGCCACATCATTACCAGAAGTATCTCTTACAACAGCTTCTAGTACATCTCCACAATCAGTTGGAGTAAGATAACTTGTAGTTCCAGCAACTAATGTAGTTGATTGTAAAGCTACTTTCCAAAGATGAATTCCTCTGTTGCCCCATTCTGAAAATAAAATGTTTAAAGAAACTCTTGCTTTCTTTAAATCAAATCCAGCTTCAGTTCCAATTCCACAACGTTCATAAGCTTCATCTACAATATCATCTATTTGTAAATCAAAACTAGTTGTTCCTGATGTTGCCATTATATATACCTCATTTTTGTAGTATCCACTATTCCACCATTAGCAAATTCTTTTCCTTTTACAAATGTTGAAACGTTTGTTGGTTTAGGTCCCACATTTCCCGCAGCTCTTTTTCTTG